ATACCTCATCAATTAATGATAAAAAATTACTAAGAATTATTTCTTAGCGTCTGTTTTAGCTTCAGCTGGTTTAGCTTCTGCTTTTTTAGCCTCTGCTTTTTCGGCTTTCTCTTTTGGAGTAATCACTTTGGGACGTGGTTTATCTTTAGAGTCTGCTGTAGGGGCAGGTGCTGGTGCTGTTGTTGCAGATTTGTCAGCAGGTTTCTTTTCTGCTGGTTTATCTGCCGCAACGGCAACTAGGGAGAGAGTAGTCAATGCTACTGCTGTCAATACTTTAATAGATTTCATATAGTTTCCTAATTTGTCTTGAGATAACATTATCTCATATTATATAACGTTTGTCAAGTGCTTGACGTTGACCGGTAATCGTCTTCTCTCTTTTTAGTTCCAATATTATATTTGGCAGTTAAGAGCCATTCATTTTTTTCTTTATAGGATATGATTTTGATTTGAGACAATGGTGCGATAGGTTCTTCATCATTTGTTGCTCTAGGAACAATTTCAATTAATCCCCATTCGGCCAATAGCTTTGCAATTGTGTTTCTTCTCGCTAAATCATTCTCTTCAAAGTCAGTTGGTTTGCCATCTAATGCAAATAACTCTTTAAAATGTACAATATAATATTTACCTTTTTTGTGTAGAATATGACACGATTGGTATAGGGTTTTATCTTTACGTGATGCAACGCCAATACGGGTTAATGTTTCTTTTACTTTTAAAAAATCGTCTTCTTGTTTCAATCTTACTTCAAGTAAGTCTTCAATGTTCACCGCCATTCTTTTTCTCCTTAGACTTCAAGCCACCTTTTTCTAATTTTTGTCGCATGATTTTAATCTGGTCAGAGGTTATGAGATTCTGCACTTGTTTGGCTTTAGCATAACTATAACCAAAATATTCTGAAATCACATTAATGTCCTCAACTATTTCATTCTTAAACCACTTACTGAAGCGTTTTCGTGGTCTGATGGTATTTAGTAAATAGAGAAACTGTGGTTTGTTGTCTAAGAGATGACGGCTGTTCATCTCATTTGCATAGAGTACGGTGTCTGAGAAGTAAGATAGTCCTTTATTAACGATGTACGCATTGTACGTTTTTTCGGCAAGTTCATCATTGTCGGTGCCAACCATCATGTTTTCTTTTGACTGGTTGATAGCGTTTAAATAGTCAAATGGTGTCATGTGTAAAATTTTTCTAACGTGAAATGACCATTTTTATAGTCACCAACTAAAGTGTTTATTTTTTTATCTTTGAACAATGTACTGTTGAAACCCAATGCGTAATAATCTTTTGAATTTGATAGTTCCGTCCACTCATCGTGAGAAACAAAAGTTTTTAATATAAAATATGAAAAGTGCGCTTTTTCAATTCCAAATAGTGTTTGCCTGTCTGGAGAATAATTCCACATAATGAATAGGTGATCCGAACTTCTCTTACAATATCGCCCTCCCATCCAAGTAACTTTTTTGTGGATATCATTAGAGTCAACACCAGTCACCTTTATCTCACAACTAAAATTTTCTTCAATGAAAAATAAATCTGGCTCTCTATCATTTGCACTAGATTTTGTTTTTACATTATTTTTATTAAAATATTCGGCTGAGTATGTTTCAAAAATATTTGAAATAACTCCAGATAAAACTTTTCTTTGTTTTATATAAGGAACTATATTTTTTGATATTTTAGAAACCCCATCACAAATATTGATCCAATTATTATTATCATATATCATTTAAACTCACAGTCAACCATCACTTCAGTTAAGAAAGCAACAAAGTTAATTTCTTGGTCAACGACAAATGCAGACTTGTATTGATAGTCAGCAAGCAATAGAACAATACGTGGAACAGAATCGGGCTTCAAGCATTCGTTGCTGTTATCAAAGATTCGTTTGAATAGTACTGATGGTTCATTGTCTAGATTATCTGCAACCCACTTACGCATACCTGTGAAGTCTTTTGCTTTCAATCTTTCAACTAATGTCTTGAAATTGTCACTTGAGATATTTGCTAGAATTCCAGTATCAATCTTACCTGTAGCAGAGTAACGTTGCAGTTCATTGAGAACACGCCTCCAATCAGGAAAGTGTTTCATAATTAACTGAGCAACAACTGCCAATTCAAACTCTACATTTTCTTTTTCAAGAATGCCAGTCATACGTTTCAAAAAACGAGCGGCAAGTTTTGGCTTGTCTGCGGCGTTTATCTTAAATTGTACAACAGAGCATCGGCTGTGAAGAGGGGCGATGATACGATTGAGAAAATTGCAAGTAAGGATAAAACCACAGTTAGCAGAAAACTCTTCCATGAAGTTCCTGAGTGCGGGTTGAGTAGATTGAGGATTAAGGTAATCAGCCTCATCAAGTATGACATATTTTCTTCCACCAGAGAATGATACAGTTGAGGCAAAGTTTTTAATTTCATTGCGTAGTGTATCAATGTTGCCGTTCATTGATCCATTGATAACAATATAATTACATCCAAGTTCGTCAAGCATAGCCTTTGCGATAGTAGTTTTACCTACACCAGGACCGCCTGTAAGAATTAGATTGGGTACGTTCTTTTGCTCAACGAATTGTTGGAATGTAGCCTTTAAGTCTGCTGGAAGAATTGTGTCTTCAACAGTTTTTGGTCGATACTTTTCGACCCACAAGAAATCTTGTAGCATGTGTGTTCACCTTATCATAACATAAAAATATATTCTAACATAAACAATGTTAGAATGCAAGCGAGTGTTACTTAGCCACACTCTCATAGAGGGACTCAACATCATCTTGTTCTTGTTGGACCTCGGTGAAGTTTTGTTTGTGATAAATCTTTGCAAGTTTGCGAGTGTACTTTTTAGGTAACTCAAATTTATCTTCCACGCTAGTAAGAATGTCTTTAATCAAATCACGTTCTGCTTCAATGCGAGTGAGTGAGTTTGAAATTTCAACAAGTGCATCCAGAATCTTTTTACGATCTTCTGGAGAAGACGGAACAATCACGTTACTCATTATATTAACCTTCGTACTTAGAGCCAGCTTCAGTAGCAATCCAATATTCAATTTGGTCAGTCACATGTTTGAAGTGTGAGATGCCTTTAGATGAAATTGCAACATCATAATTACCAGGAACCATCTTGAGATTTTCTGTATTGAAAATCATTTTGAAATTAGATGAAGTTTCACCAACTCTGATTGAGAAGTTATCAGATTCATTATTTTTAACATCCAGTGCAGAGATAGAAACACTTTCACCATCACCAACAACAGCAATGTTTGGAAGACCCAAGATACCAGACAACTTCAATACTTGATTCATATCGTCTTTTGTCAGTCTAAAATTCACTTCGGAGTTTTCAATCTTTAACTCTTTTGCGGGCGGTGCTACAATCATAGATTCATCTGCAAGTCCGTATGTAGTTTTGGATGTGCCAGATTTAACTGTAAGATTATTTGCATCAGTATTGATAACAATCTCGGGATCAGTTAGAGAACTGCAAAGAGAAAGAAATCGATTCAGGTCATAGATGACAAAATCTTTCTCAAAGTTTTCTGTTACTGTAGCTTTACCGAGTACGTTCTGTCCTTTGGAGATAGTTCGCACTACGGAGCCTTCTTTGAATTGCATACCAGCATTAATGGTAGCAAAGTTTTTCAGAACGTTAATTGTCGATTCACTTAATTTCATTTTGTTTTCCTTCATTCAAGTCATGTACGTGTAACATGATTATAGCATAGTGTAAAATTTTTAGCAAGTCTTTACGATTTCTTCCGTCTTTCTTGCCATACCTTTGTGCATATTTCAGCACGTTTCCAATACAGAATCCTTCACCATGCCCACCATCGATGATGAATTCTGTTGCTTGAAATTTGTCACGGGAGTAATGTTGCCCGTATGTCGCATCAATATAAGACTTCAATTCTTCTAAAGTCTTATCTTCATTATAACGATAGTCAATCATTTTAAGGCGTTATCTTTCTTTGGAACATTATTGCCCGCTGTTGGAGACGCATTGATGGCGGCTAATGCGGCTAACGAACCACCAAAGATATAACTACCTGCATGTTTCAAACGCAACCATGGAAGCAACCAAATCTTTCCACCAGCTTTACGCATCCATTGACAGAACATATAGTCTTCAGAAAGATATCGTTTTGTGTCTGGACAAATAACACAATCAAAGTATGCCATAATTTCTCTGCTACCATCAAAGTTTACTGTACGTGCGTGATCCGGTTTGTAGCTTTGCATTGGAAATGCTTTATCAAATTTCTCTAATGCGCTACGTTTAATCATCATAAATCCAGTTCCAGATTCTTTCACTTCAACTGGCTCATCAACTCGGAATGAATTTTGATTATCTGTTGGATTAAAAACAAAGTCACCAACAAACTCTTCCAATTGATTTGGATTTTCGTCTGCAAAGCCTTTGTCTACTGCCGATTTAATTTTTTCCCAAGAAATTGCTTTTTTTGGATATGGTCCACAAATGACATCCATATCATCACGTTCAATTGCATGATGCATCATAACAAAAATGTCCTGTGCTTCAAAATGAATGTCACTATCAATAAACAGCATTAAGTCATAACCACTACGCACAAATTCATCTGTCAAATAATTTCTAGCACGTTGCACTAATGACTCATTAAATATAAAAAACAATTTAGCTTCAATACCATACTTTGTGCATAATACCATTAAGTCGGAAATTGCTTTAGTGTAAGACCCGTGGCATTGTCCGCCATACATTGGGGTTGCGATAAACAGTTTTTTAGTTCTCAGTTTTTCAATATCAATTTCAAATTGCATAATTTCTCCATATTGTTAAATTAATCTACACTATTATATATAAAAAAAGAGGCTACGTCAAGTAGCCTCTAAAGACACAATTTACTTGTGCCAAGGAGATTTAGAACGGAACTTCATCCGTATTTGTTTCGGACTTCACTTCAGCCGTTGGATCAATACCAGCATCAATTTTGCTGTACAAGTCAAGAAATGCAGTCTTTGTTTCACCATCAAAACGATTGATACAATACTTGATTGCTTCCATCTTATCATTGAAGATGGTGTATGCTTCGGCAATGTGAGACAAACGGCGAGTGGAAATCAATTCGTCAATTGCACCTTCTTCAAATGTTTTACGAATGATATCAGCCCACTTCACAAGATTTTCTGCAAACTCTTTGTCATTGATACCAAGGCTTGCGAACAACTTAGTCAAAATCTTAGTTTCAACTTTAGTGTCAGGATATTCCTGTTCAACTGTAATTGGGAAACGCTCAAGGAACGCATCATCAAGAATTGTTGCCGCCATGTAGCGACCAGTCTCATCACCTTTACCTTTGGTGTTTGCAGTAGCGATAATATTGAAGCCAGAAACTGGTTCAACAAATTCACCAGTTTTCTTAACGAACAAACCTTTGCCTTCAAGTACACCTTGCAAGCACATTAGTTTATTTGAACCACGATCAATTTCATCAAGAATCAAAACAGCACCAGACTTCATTGCTTGAACAACTGGACCATCAAACCACTTTGTCTCTCCATCAATCAAACGAAAGCCACCAATCAAATC